GCCGTGCCTAATAGCCTGCGCTTTTTAGCCGGCTCTATGCGCTATGGGCGCCAGAATCGGCTTTCCTGTCTTCATCGTCGTCGTCTTCGACGTCGACTGAGTCTTTGGCCAAGGTGACGCACATTCTACCGTCGTCTACGCAGAACCCGCTTATCTTGCGGCTTAGAAGCTCCGGGCTAAGCACCGTGTCCAGCGGATCCAAGTCATCGGCGAAATCGGAAATGCCGAAATCGAACCAGTGATTGAGATCGTCGGCGTTATAGTAGATTCTCACGATAGAAGAGCTTTGCTTGACGGTGCCGTTCTTGTCAAGCTGAACCTCTTTGAACATGAAATACGACAGAAATACGTCTAAGCTAACAGTCGCTGTCTTATCCATTATCGTTCGCCTCCCAGGAACCGGTCTCTCAGACTGATGATATCAGTCTTATAAGGATATTCCTTGGTCTCCTTGTTTCTGTCTTTATCATACAGCTTTCTGCAGAATCCGTAAAACGCGTTCTCCAATGAGTTCTGCAATGCGCCAGTTTTGGCGTAATAGCCGCAGCGAAGCGTCTGGTCGGCGACGCTGCGAAGTTTCTTCCATTGGTTGTAATAGCCTGTTTTGCACTTGGTCATGAAGCCATCGGAATCGACGAAAACGAAGCCTTCGATGTATCTGCCTTCGTATTTGTAGTCTTCGCTCTGCATGCCGGAGTAGACGCTCAAGAACTGATCCCAGTCCTTTAGTTCGAACGCTTTCTCTTTGACGCTGCAGCCGATCTTGTTATCGGCGAAATCCTTAAGATCGCTGTACGGAACTGTGCCGTATTCAAGCTTGTTGTAGATGCCGTCAAGCAATACGATGTTGTTTTTGGCGTACTTGATGATATGAGGGTCATGCTCGACGTCCTCGCACTCGAACACCAGCGAGAGATCTGAGCCGCTTTCGTGATAATAGCGAAGGTACTTAAGCAAATTAGCATAATAAGGCTCAAGCTGCGCTCTGATGTATCCGGCGAAATCTCCGCCCGTCGTCGACTTAGACGCGATAAACAGGCTGTCGTTTCTGTAATCATAGGACACGATGGCCAAGAATCCGTTCTCCTTGACGTACGCGGTCACCGGGAATTTAAGCTTCGTGCGCAAAGCGCAGAGCTTAGTCTCAGCTGTTTCGTCGATGCGGAAAAACTTCTCGTAAGAGCGCGCCATGATTTTCTTATTCGTGACATCGATGAACAAGCCTCTGGCGAGAATGGTCTGCTTGTTCCAATTGCCCTGCCAGAAAGCGTCGCGGGTGAAATTGAAAGACGAAACGTCGGCGTCGAGGTGCTTTTCCTGGACGCAGTCGTTGTTGCGCAAATACGCGATGGCGTCTTCAACCGTGTCGACCTTGCGCTGCGTCGTGTCTTCGCTCTCTGTCACCGGCTGGCAGTCGTCAAGCTCGACGACGGTCCATTTCAGGTCCGCGGTCAATTCTACCAAACGGAGCTTGCCGCCGAATTCGACGCCGCCTTCGAGATTGAACACCCTGTCGGCGATCTGCGTCGGATCGTCGAAAACGTTGCGATGCGCATGAACCTGGAACTGATTGTCTTTGGAATCGCGCATCCAGACTTCGGCGATGGTCTGGCTGTCTTTGACGTCTCCGACGCCGTTGATGAAATCTTTCGTAGGAAGATACACCAAATTGTCTTTCATCGACGGAATGCCGCCGTGGCAAGCCAAAATCTCCAACCCGTTGTAAGTGAAATGCGACATCTGGCGGCATTTGCGATAGAGCATTCTCGCGTCTTTCTCGCTGATCCCGCCGGCGACGAGCTGCGGCTTCGTCTTCTGCTCGAATTCCAAAGAGGCGGCTTTCGCCGAATTGCCGAAGTCGCGGATGCTGACGTCGTGATTGCCTTCGAGCAGGCAGACGTTAGGCTTATTCATGATAGAAATGAGCCAGCGAACGACCTCGGCGTTCTGGTTGCCGCGATCAACGTAATCGCCTAAAAAGATATACTCGGTGTCGTCGGCCAAGCCGTTTTTGAAATACTGCATGGCTGTGTCGTAGCAGCCGCGGAGGCTTCCGACGAAAACGATTTTCTTGTACTGCGACAGATCGAAGCTTTTCTCAAGAACGGCGTCAAGCTCGTCAGGCTTAATAACCTTGATGCTGCCTGGTACCTTCTGAGTGGCGAATCTAGCGTAGATGTTCTCGATGCTGTCATCTGGCACCCATTTGTATTCCGGGCGCATTTTGTTGCGCTTAAGGCATTCGTCGAGCGGCACGCCGGTGAAATCTACGCAGAAAACATTGTACCGATACTGTTCGGCCAAATCTTTGTATTGCTGGATGTCTTTGGTCTTAGACGCGGTGGCGTCGATGACCGTGAACTCGCCTTTGCTCATGCGGTAATCGAGCATCTCGAAGAGAAGCTTCCATACCTCTGTCTCAACCTCGCGGTTGCGGCCGATCGAAAACGTGCCGTCGGCTTTCATGTCGATGGAGCTGCAAAGCACGCGAAGATCGTCTGGGCACAGCGTGTACTGCTCGAGATGATGCTCTTTGACCCAGGTCGATTTTCCTGCGCCAGGCGCCCCGCGAAGAATAAGCAATGTTCTCATTTTAAAGATCTCCCAATAGCTTATTATACGGCTAACCGCGCTGGCGATTGACGATTTTAAGCAAAATAAAAGCCGCGAAACGATATCGCGGCCTTCGTCGTACTACGGCTTCGCCTATTTGGCTTTGGCGTCTTTGGCGAGCTGCGCCTCAAGATACGGCATCAGCTTGTCCCAGTCTCCGGTCTTCTCTATGACGGTCTTGTCTTCGCCCAGCTTGCGATCGAACATCTCATGATAGTATTTCGACGCAATGACGGCGTTGGTCTTAGGATCCAAAAGCATGTATTTCATGCCGTCTTCGCATCTCGCCGCGAATCTGTATTTGTAATCCCAATCGTCGGTCCATTCCAAATACCCGTCTGTGACGTCGACCCCATTGTCTTTCATGAACTGCAGCGCCTTGATCAAAGCCAGCATGAATTCTTCTCCGCCGACGTATCTGACGTCGTCGCTGATCGACAGGGTCATGTCGGTCGCGAACTCGAACCAGCTGAATCTGAAATGCCAATACTTCTTCATCTCGTCGTACGTCATTCCTTTAAACGGAATGCCCGAATACATCTTCTCAAGCTTCTTGGCGGCCTGCTTCACGACGTACGGGCGCTCTGACGAAGAGCTGCTGCGGAACCGGCCGACAGGCTGGTATTCGTAGTGCTGGATCATGTCATATTCTCCGCTCGGGAGCATGCTCATGGCCTTCTCGATGATCGGCTTGCAGCGCGGCAGAGAATAGAGATCGACGTCCGCCTGAAGGGCAGCCGTGCTCTTTTTCTTAGAGCTGAAGCAATCCATGAACGGCTCCGGCATCTCGATGACGATCTGCTCGTCAGGATACGGGACAGACACGTTCGTGTATCTGCCTGTCTTAGGATCTGTCTTAGAATTAAACACGCTGCCCGACAGCTCGAAGCCGCCTCTAACATGCACCCAGTCGCTCATGGCTACAATTCTCCTTTAAACGAGCTATTATACGACAAAAAACAAAAGCGCCGTGAATAAATCGCAGCGCTTAGCATTTTTATGTGATATATTATGATACTATTATGTATTATTATAATAATATATTTAGTATTATTTAAGTATTATTAAAGAAGTATAATACTGATATTAATCAGCGCCAGACTACTCTGTTCCGTAGTATTCGCTATAGATCTCTTCCCAGTGATCCATGCCGTCTATGTAGTAAAGGCCTCCAGCTGCCGCCGCTTCAGCTTTCGTCAGCTTAGTGTATCGTATCTCGTGCATGACCTCTGAGTAATCGCCAGTCGGCTTATCCGCTCCGCCGAAATTATCCTGCGTCAGAAGATTCGGATTGGCTGAAGACGACCAGCTTAAGTGCGTCGTTGTGTAAGACGAATCTCTCGCATCTATGCCTTCATGGCTTCTGCCCATTACTGAAACAGCTACGACCGACAGCTTAGAAAAATCAGGCAGCTGATCTTCAGACAGCGGCTTCGGCCATTTGTAGCCGTTCATCAAATCTGCCGTATTCACGTTCGTCAAATCGAAGAACCCTCTTGGCTCATACGCCGATTCGGCATATATATTGCCGTCGTCGTCATCTAAGAACACTGTCGCTCCGCCTATGCGCTTCCAAAAATCATTGTACGGTCTCTCTGCGTCCTTATCGTCTTGCTTCTTCATCTTAAGCGCGATGTTAAGCAGATTATTGAATGCCTTAATAAGCAGTGCGTCATCCATAAAAGTTTGGCCAGTTATCTGCGCACGTTGGCTGTACTGGCTGCAAGCCGCATCTGCGTCGAAAGAGGCATGAATGGTTACATACACATCTTTAAGCTCATCTCTTCAGTCTCATGACATAACGTTATCGAGCGTTAGCTCCGGCTCTAATCCTATTAACTTTTTGCACTCATCCAACAGCTTTTGATCGACCATTGACTTCAGCTGCGGGGCAATCTTTGCCACTCTTTCGTTCACCGCAGCCAGCGTCGTCTGAAGCTTAGCTGCGAAATCAATTCTGCTCTTAGCTTTTTCTTTTTCGCTAAAAGCATAGATATAATCATAATTATCCTTGAAAACGTGAACCCACAAAGCTATCGCAGCCTTGACTGCTGGAATATTTTTATCCTGCTTTATTATGTCGCCGTATACGCCGCGGCGCATAAGAGCGCCGCTATCATTGAAAATAGACAAAAGCCCTAGACCTGACAACGCAGAATCATAAGCCATATGAAAAGCGTCTAAGTCTATTTTTTTTCTGTCCTTCAGCGTATCCGTATATAGCTTCAAAGCGGCGGCTGTGTCTGCAGCTGAAATGTTTATGTAGTCAGATTTATAGCTCTCGTCTAAGCGATTGAGCTCATCGAAAGCCTCCAATATATGTCTAGCCATTTTTATCTCCTTGCGCTTTAAATCAATATACGAGCATAAATTATGCTCTTGCTCATATAATTTAGCTCATTTTTAAGCCAAATAAAAAGCACCGGCAGAATGAAGCCGATGCCCTACGGTCATAAATACAGCTACTGCGGCTTGACCGCTGAAACCCCCGAGGCGGACATTTTCTTGAAAAACGAGAAATAAATGCCTATGCCGTCTACGTATATGAAGTATTTTTCAGCGTTGTTTGTTTCGCTGACGACCAGTTTTTTGTAGCGCATCTGGCTCAAATAAAGGGCTCCGACGGGTTTATGATCGATGTTCTGCAACTCTATGATAGGCGGCGTCTGTTCTTCGGCGTAAACCTTGAAAAGAGTGGTTAAGCTTGATTCCATTTTAAAAAAGGCTCCATGGCAGTTTTCTATAGTCTACCATATCTGAATCTGGCCTGTATACGCCGGCTAATACGTCAAGCCGATGCCCGCATCTTACATAAGTCCTGTATTCAGCCTGGCAATCTTTGACAATCCGGCATTCTTCGCCATAAAAATCTACGACATTCTCGAGATTCTTTATAGTCAGTATCAATTCTAAATCGTCTACGCAAGCTAGCGTCTTTTTGCAGTATTTGTCGTACATTTTGCTCTTAAGGTCTTTGAATTTTTTGTATACGTGACGCGTCGATCTCAGATATGACATCGACGTTGCGTATTCTTTTGGCGAGCGAATGAGCATGAATTCGCTGTGCTTGCCGTTTTTGGCCCTATTGAGCAGCGCTTGCGTCAGCTGCGTCGAATCGTCTTTTGCTTCGCCTTTTTCCGCGCTTTGCTTTTCTTCGTTGTTTTCAGCCATTGATGTGGTATTCCTTTTGATATTATACGGCATAATGTCAGCATAAAAAAAGGGGAAGGCCTCAGCGATTCCCCTAGCGTTGTTTTAGAGTCTATAGAACGAATTCAGAGAAGAACTCGTCGATCATGTTGTTGAATTTGACGAATGGATCTTTGCTGTCGCCTTTGCCCCAGCGCGTGATAGTCGTCACATTATCGCCGTCATGCAAGGTCATGTGATAGCCTTCTGGGTGCTTTGCCGTGAATTCGTCTAGCGCTTTCGCGTAAGCGTCTTCAGTCTCTGTCAATTTGGCGCTTGCAGCTTTCGTTGCATCGGCATAGGCGTCTCTTGCGGCCAGCATGGCTTTATTGTATGCTTTGCCAGCTTCTAGCACGCTGGCGTTGTATTCTGCGCGAGCCGCATTGCGCGAAGCGAAGGCAGCTTCTACTTTAGAGGCGTCTTCTTTGCGCTCCACCTGTTTGTTTTGTTCCGCCTTGTGTTTGCTAAGCACTGCCTCTTCGGCTGCCTTAAGCTCTTCCGGCGTGGCGAATTTCTTCGCCTCAAGCTCTTTCATGTCTGATACGTACTTCATCTTAAAAACCTCCTATGGTTTTATATGCGGCCATCTCCGCAATCCTATTTGCTCTTGATGGCTCTATTAACGGAAAACGCCCTGAGGCTTACGCATTGCGCCTTCCGATAATATATACGTTAAAATTTTTTAAAACGACAGATTGAACGCCTCGTCTACGGCGTCGTCTTTATCGTCGCCGTTTTCGGCGTCGTTATTGTCTTCTTTGCCATCGGCGTCATCATCATCGTCGTTCTGCGGTTCGTCGTCGGCCTTTGACTTATCATCGTCGTCGTCGCCGAATTCAGCTTTCATCGCGTCGTAATCCTTCGCAGGAAGCGGAGCGGTTACCGCACTCTTGTCTTCGTCTTCGCCGGCTACCGATATCGATACGCTGCCGTCATCGTCATTAAAGTCGATGTCGAACGTCTTTTTGAGTATCTCTAGCGCGGCGTCAGCCGTCTTTTTCTCTTCTTCGTCTTCATCTTCGTCGGCGTCGTCTTTGGCTTCGTTAAGCTTGCTTTCGCAGTCCTTGCAGACGTAGCCATGCTTGTCTTCGTGATAGACGCATTCGTTCTTCGGGAACGTGCCGAAGCACTCTTGGCATTCTACTTCGTCTTCGTTGGCTTCCAGCTTTTCGCGAAGCTCGTCGTAATTGATGCCCTCAGTCACGTCTTTGTGCTCAGCCGACGGATCTTCAAGCTTGTCTTTTATGCCGTCAGGCTGAAGGTTAGACATCTTTGGATCGCATACGTCATGCAGCTCTTTGCTGGCGTCGGCGACCGGCTTCGTGGTATCTATGATATGCTGCTCGTTCTTTACCGGATCTGAGTCTTCTGTTAGCGGTTTGTCCGTGACTACCTTGACTTTTGATCCTTCCGGAACGTGCACTTCGAATTCGTCGGCCTCATAAGGATCGACCGTTTTGTCATCTTCGTCGGCTTTTGCCAAAGCGGCGTCGAGCTCTGCGTCGTCGGCTGCCTTGGCCTCCGGCGATTGCTCTTGCGGCTGATCCAGATCGTAGCTCCAGATCACCTCGTGCTTGCCTTCTTCTATGACTTCGCCGAAATCGTTCTTGACGACCTCGACGGCTTCTACGCTGGTTTGGTAGTCTTTCTTTTCTTTGGCGTAGGCTATGGCTTCGGCGGCGATGTCGAATTGCGCGCCTACCAACGCCTCGTCTACCTTAGAATGTACCAAATAAATGCAGTCTTCTAGCATGTTTTTTCTCCTTATAGAGGATTTCTCATCAATATAATTTAGCGCTTATTGATGAGATGAAAAGCTAAAAGTCAGCCGTTTCTTTGTCAGGCCTGAAATCCCTGAACACCGGGAACCTCAGGCTGCTGCCGCCGTCGGCGTTAGTCGTCTCCTCGAAATACTGCACCTCTATTATCGTGCCTAGGTATCTGCCTTTGTTGGCCCAGATATCGGATCTCTGCTCGTCAGAGAACCCTGATCCGACCTTCACGGTCTGCCCGTCTTTGTATCTGACCAAAGCCGCGCCAAGCGTCCCAGCCAGCCTTCCTGAGCCTTCTTCGAATCCGGTCAGCTCCATGTCGTACGATTTCATCAGCTTCACCTTAAGCAGATCCGACGTGCGCTTGAATCTGTACGGCGCCGAGCATACGTTTATCATGACGCCTTCTTCGCCGTGCGCCACGTTGTAGTTAAGCCATTTGATTATCTGAGCCGCGTCGTCGCCTCTGTAAAGCACGGGAAGCAGATCGAAGAACACGTGCTTCGACGAGCCGAAGAACGAATCAAGGCTCTTTCTGCGATCGTCGTACGGCGTGTCGCAGCTCTGAGACACGAACTCGTCGGCAGTCAGCATGTCGAACACGAGCATCTTGACGCCGTGCTTGACGCCGTCTTTGCGCGTTATCATCATCGTCCGCTTGTACTGATCCTTGCTAGTCAGCGCGCCTTTGTCCAGCAGCGTTATCTCGCCGTCTAGGCAGATGTCGTCTTCAGGCGACGCCTTAAGCTCTTCTTCCAGATCGACGAGCCCTTCGTAGCTTTGGCCTGCCCTTGTGTAGAAGCTGACTTCGCCTTTGCGCTTGAGCGCTATGATTCGCCCGCCGTCTATCTTCGTAGTAAGCGCGAACGTCTTGCCTTCGACGCTCTCAGGCCGCTCGAAGTATTTGTTCGCCAGCTGGACCGAGAACGTAGGCACCAATCCCGGCAGCGCCTTGTTTATGCCGTCTGCGCCTATGCCGAGCGGAAGGTTCTTCGATATAAGCTTCCTGAAGAAGCATACCAACTCTTGATCTCCGCCCAGGACGGAGGACTCGAATTCGCGCAGCGACGCCACGATGGCGTCAGATCCGCCGTTGTTGGCTTTGAGGAAGTCCAGCGCATCGAGCGTCGACTTCAGATGCGCAGCCGGTACAGCCGCGGTATCCTTCGCGGCTTTCTTGTCCGATATGCCCGTTACGACGTAAGGGTTAAAAAGAAAAGACAGGCATCTCACGACGTCGCTGTCATTCTTGTATTTCGCCAAAACGGCCTGTTTGCTGATCTGCGAATTGCTCGCCGTCATCTCGTCTGCGAACGCCTTGAATCTCTTGAGTGTTTCCATGATAATACCTTCGTATTATCATACGACTTAAGGCAGAGGCGGGCTAGTCTTTCTCGGCGAGCGTTTTCTCGAGGCCTTTGACGTTCTTTATGTTGCGGACGGCTTGCTTGCGCATGTCGGCCTTAGAGCGCTCAGGCTCGCCCCATTCGGCGTCGCGCTCAGACATGTTGTCAACTATGCCTTTTATGGGCGTGGTCATGAATATCACGGACGGCTTGTCGCCCATCTCTTCGGCGCAGTAATAGCCTTTTTCTTTGTCTTTGTCGGCAAGCTGTATGCCTTCAAGTATGAACCGCTCACCTTTGTGCTCTTTCGCGTACTCGAACGCGTAGGATATGAAGTCGTCGTAATACGAGCCTTTGCCCTCTGCCTGTCCTGGCTCGAAGCCTTCAGCTGCGTAAGGATCGTCCTTATGCGCCTCTATGTAGGACATGCAGTCGTCGAATTCCTTCTTGTGCTTGGGATACGCCTTCCAGAATTCGTTCTCGAACCAATCGCCGCCTCTGTCCATGTCGTCGCCTGGTACTATGCCGCCGAGCCACGAGTTGTCAAGCGCGATTATCTTGGCGCCGTACTTAACGGACAGCTCTTTCGCCAAAGTCGATTTGCCGCTTCCGGGCGCGCCTGTTATGTACAGCGCGTTGTTTTCTCCGGATTCGAAAAGATCGAGGTTGATGGACTTCCACTTAGAAGTCCCCTCAGTCAGCTCGGCAGATTCCGCTATGACGTCCAGCGCGTCGAAAGCCTCAAGCAAATCCATGGCCTGCCCGCTCTCCTAATCCAGCGAATCCCAGTTGATGTCGTCTTCGTCTATGTCAGGCTCGATGTCGCTTGGCAGCGATTCTTCGAGCTCTTCTATTATCTTGTTGTCTAGCTCTTCCGTCTCGACGCCTTCAGGCAGCTTGGTGCCGTCCGCGTAGACGCAGTCGTCTATCTCGACGTCCTCGACGGATACGTCATCGATATCTGACGCGTCGAACTCCCGCTCTGAGCCGTCGTCGTACAGGACGCTGCCTTCTCCGTAAGGAACGTACGTTTTTTCGCCGTGCGAAATCCAGGCGCTGACGTCGCCTGTTACCGTG